ACCAAAATAAATTTATTTTTATTTTCATCAAGCAAAATTATTTTTTTCATCGAGTCTGATTGCATATTTGTTAGACGTTGAACCGCTACTCTTGTTAATGTTATTCCCAAAATGTCTCCAGGATATAGATTAGCATGTGATATTGGAAAATTATCCCAAATACCACCATCTATATATTCTTTATTTGTATTAAACATTAATGGTATACCAGAACTATTTTTTAAAGAATCTATAATTGTTACATTTGGAGTACTGGAATAAGAAAATATTTTCTCTTTACATGTTTTGATATTAAATGATGTTACTATCAATATAGTATTAGTTAACAAATAATGATTTAAAAAAGTTAATGTTTTTAAATCATGCATAGGAACTATATCTTGAATTATTTTAAACATTAAATTTGTATTTAATAATCCTTTCGTCTCATTTTCCATCTTTTCGAATGAAATTGGGAAAAAAACATCATATTCTAATAATTTTTTATAAATATTATATGGCTTTGCAGAAAGTGATAACAGCAAACATATTATAGCTCCTATCGATGTTCCTATAAATACTGATATTTTATCCAATATTCTCTTTTCTTCACATGCACGGAGAGCTCCCAGTATTTCAATGCCCCTAAGCGCACCTCCAGATAACACGAGAATATTTGGTTTAAACATTATTTATTTAGATGCAACTCATTAGAAGCTCTGCTTCCGCAGCGCTGCTGCGCTTATCAGCGACGCAGGCTAGGCCTGCCAGCCCCTGGCTGGCGTTTCACTGCTGATGCGCTGCTAACACCGCAGCTGCGGAGCTGCGGAGGCAGAGCCTATAATCTTTGCAAGTGGATATTGAAATGCAACGCATTTCAATATCTCATAAATATTAATAAAATGAATATCAGAGAAGATTTTTGTGGGGCATGCGCTGCATTGCCATTGGTATTTGCAAGTGCTGGTGGAGCTGCTCTCAGCGCAAAAGGAATATTCGGATCCAAAATTTTTTTTTGGAGTATGATATTTACTGTAATTTCTATTGTAGCAACTATATATTATTTTAAAAAAAAAAATTGTAAAACTTGTAAACCAAGATAAATAAATGAAAGAATATATTCCAAGAGAGGGATCGGCTGCAGCTGCCATACTTTTAGCATTATATGATAATTATCCACAAGGAATGAAACCAGAAGAACTTAAAAATGCTGCTCAAAAATATACTGACGTTTCAATGTTTGAAAAAAAACCTGGAACATTTTATACTGGCTGGAGCTCAATATCTACTTTGGTAAAAAAAGAGCTTGTTGAAAAAAATAAAACTTTGTATTCTTTAACAAAATTAGGTATATCCACAATGTCACCCAAATCATCATCTAAATCTAAAAAATCATCTCCTAAAAAATCATCTCCTAAAAAATCATCTCCTAAAAAATCATCTCCTAAAAAATCATCTCCTAAAAAATCATCTCCTAAAAAATCATCTCCTAAAAAATCATCGTCCAAACGATCTTCAGGGGCTCAATACACCACATACGATGATGCTGTTGGAAAAAGATCTCCCAAACGCAAATCATCACCTAAAAAATCATCACCCAAACGCAAATCATCACCTAAAAAATCATCACCCAAACGCAAATCATCACCTAAAAAATCATCACCCAAACGCAAATCATCACCTAAAAAATCATTATCCGAGAATAATATTAAACCTATGGCATTAACAATACCGAGTGATATAACTCGGTTTTCCAATATAGAGAAGTTGAAACGACAAGTATCAAAATTAAAAGATGAATTTGGATTATCATGCATTGGTCCGAGTAGTGGTGTAGATAAATCAGAGTTCAAAAAAAATTTTAAAAATATAGAAAAACTGGGTAGTGGATCATTTGGAATAGTGTTTTCTGCAACACTAGGTAATTATAAAATTGCTGTAAAAGAAGCCAAAATTACTAGTTCAGAATATAAAAATGCGTCCAAGAATATATTTCCAGACGAAATACGATATAATTTTTTAATAAATGAAATTTTAGATTTAAAATTATCTCCACATTTTGTATATAATTTTTTTACAGGTTTTTGTCAAGGATGTGACGGAATTTTAAGAAACAAATGCTCTTTATCTATCATGGAATTGGTAGATACTCTTGATATGCAAAAGGATATGAATGTTCAATACAATATGCTTTTTCAAATGTTGCATTCATTATATATTATTCATACACTGTACGGACTACATCATAATGATATTAAATTAGAAAATTTTTTAATATCTCATGTTCCAAAAGGAGGTTCAAGAAAATATGTTATTGATAACAATACATATAAAGTTCCAAATTTAGGATTTGTGATTTTATTGACAGATTTTGGTGTAAGTATATTACAATCTCCTAAATATGGAGGAACAAATTTGGGTTTGAGATATGCCAAAGTAGTAAACGATTCATTTGTTCCATTTACTACTTTGGAATATCCAATGATAGATGATACTAGACATGCACAATATCGTATTACTTCTAGTAAACCACAAAAACTCTGGGGTGGTGGAAATTTAACAAGAAATGGTTTTTATGTAGGATTTGATTCTAAACCTAGTATTACTGTAGATCTTGATAATTTTCAAAAATTTCCTACATATGGTATGTATTGTGATATACAAGATACATTACTGACATTTATAGGAGGAAAAAGGATGACACAACCAGGACACCACAAAGGAATGCCAATGGATTCCAAGATAAAAAAAGATTTAATAAAATATATTTTACATCTTCGTATACTTAATAGTTGGCCTACAGATCGAGTAGAATTATTTTTGGCCAATAAACTAATATATAAAATTTATTCTACAATGTATTTATAGAATAAATGGATTTAGAACTATGCAAAGAATGGAATAAAAATAAAAAATCTAGAGATACTAAAATCACAAATCCGTTAACAAATAAAAAAATAGATCGTCATGGACCTACAGCACAAAAATTAAATATTTCTTGTATGGACTTTGGACTCGGAAAGAGAAGATCTAGAGAGAGATCTAGTGAAGAGAGATCTAGTGAAGAGAGATCTAGTGAAGAGAGATCTAGTGGAGAGAGAGAAGATAACACAGTATATAACTATAACCCAGGATTTGATTGGTTATCAAATGATAATTATTATCAAGAATCTCCTTGGTCTGGTGGTCAAATGGTACCACAGATCCAAGTTCAAGAACCAAGACAAAGACAAAAAATATTATCGCCTACTAGATCATCAGGAACTTTTATCGAAAATAATAAAGCATTTCATGTGCAAAAATCAATCGACGAATCTATTGATTACAGAATAAAAAAAAAAAATATAATTACAGATTATTTTAAAGAAGTTGTATCAACCGATTCATCATTATGTTTTTCAAAATCTAATATTCATAAATATATTAATAATATAGAAATTATTAAAAAAGGAAATTTTGGATATGTATATGCAGGTGTTGTAAATAATATTTATGAAATAGCATTGAAGGAAAAACCAATTTCTAAAGAAGTTTATAATGAATCTCAGAAAGAACATTTCCCAAAAGAAATACTTTGGAATCATTTGACAAATGAATTATTAGAAAAAAAGAAATGTCCAAATTTTTTATTTTCATATTATACTATTTTTTGCGGACGTACATTATTATCAAATTCACCATATATGTTTACATTAATGGAACTTGCAGATTCGACAATCGATAAAGTAAAAGAAGAAAAAGTTTTTTATAAAAATGCGTTATTTCAACTATTATATGCTATTCATGCATTACATAAAAATTTTGGACTTGTTCACAATAATATAACAGCAAAAAATATAATGATTAAATTTAACAATTCATATCACAAAAAAAATCACTGGGCTTTTAACATCAATGAAATTATTTATTATTTGCCAAATCTTGGGTTTACCTTATATCTTACAGATTTTAGAGATGCAATGTCTCAAGGTACTTTATATAGTAAAGGAAATTTAGGTATAAGAAATGCACAAGTAGTCCATACACAACAAGGTTTAGAATTTAGACCATTTACTACTAAATATTATCCTGAAATTGCAAAATCTAACGATAGAAAACATTTAAGCAGTTCTAATTTAATTCCAGAAAATATTGACATATATGAAATTGACTCGCCAAGTCTTTCTGATGATAGTGGAACAGTAAATAAATTCTGGAAAAATTTTAATTCATATCCATCTATTCGTGTAGATTTAGATGATTTTGAACAATTTCCAACATATGATATGTATTTAGATATTCAATCTGCATTATCTATATTTGCTAAAAGCAAACCAATGAAAGAATTTCTATCCAAACATTTAGTTAGTCTTAAA